AATAGTGTCCAATAGCTTAAAACCTCACTAATCGGCTTGGTAATTAGTTGCCAACCTACTCCTTGTATTGCTCCACCTTTGCCAGTTGTACGGGTCTTGGCATTTAACCATAAGATCCCTACCTCATCAATGCTTTTGACATCCGTTGCAATCTCACTAAGCAATTCGTAATAAGCTGACAACTGCAACCAATAGCTATCTTGAACGGAGTTAGATGTCTTGATGTCAAGCAATATGCGTTTGCCGTTTAATGTAATAACACGATCAAGAGTTCCGGCAAATCCTAACTTCTCACTAATAAAGTGCGCTTCCATCATCTCGATGCTTGGCTTGTGGGTAGTGCAGAAATCAACATACCTCTCAAACATTGCCCATTCTAAATTTTTGTACGATGGGAATCCATTATGGTCTAAATAAGACACTTCCTCCCCTTCATCATACCTTTCGGTCAATGCGTGGACATTAGAGCCTCTACGACCAGCTTCATCACGAATGGTGTCGGCATCACCTCCCATTTCTTTAAGCCATTTGTAAAACTCTGCTCCCTTTGGGAAGCACTCTAAGATTGTGGTGACTGAAGGAACATAGCCACCTGATGGAGTAGCATAAAAACGTGAATCTAAAAACTCGATGCGATTTTTGTTTAAGTCGATAGTATAATTGTTCATAGTTAAAAGTTTAAATTTAGTCACCGCAGTGACAATTTTAGGCATAATTTAGTCAGTTAAAAAAAGACCCCAACGTAGACACATTAGGTCGTATGCTACACTAATGAAAAACACAGTTATTTAAAAAATCATTAATTTGCTCAACTTGTTGAGTAAAAAAAATGGGGTGAGAATCTATCTCCAAATGCGAACCTTCGCAACCCCCGAATACAACCCAAACACTAAAAAGGTGTATCTTCTCCCTCGGTTACATCTGAGAGGGTAGGTTTAATCTTAGGTAAGATAGATAATTTCACATAATCTTCCAAATATTCTAACCTATTGGTAGAATCCCAGGTCTCCTTACCTTTTACTTTTATCTTTTGCAAGTCAGGTAATTCTTTCGGATCAGCCTTAGTCCAGTAATGCTTGAGTCCGTTCCCATTTTGCGAAATGAAAAGTACAGATTGCTTCTTATCACCATCCACGATTAGCTTTGGAGATAAGGTAATGACTTCAGATAGGTCAGCATTTGGTAATGCTTTCAAAAATGACATAGCATAACCGCTATCGTACTTACACTCTAAGTTGTAATATACATTCTCATCTTTGATGGTGATGACCCAAAACTTACCATACTCAGACTCTTTGGTCTTGATTTCCATTAGCCATCCACTAAGTGAGTCATAAAACTCCTCGTGGACTTCACGACCCATTTTGTTGACACGAGATACTGACTTGTCTGTTGGCGCAGAGAACTGGCGCACAAGTTTACCATTTGTAATGCTTAAAAACACTCCTTTGTTCTGACTTTGATTTAGTCCCATTTTTACTTGGTTTTTTGGTTATGAAAATAATTAATCTTTGCGTTGTACTTCTCAATTAATTGAGTCATTTTCTCATCGTAGGTATAGTTCATAAATAACCTACAATACTTCTCGTTTAATTGGTTTAATCTTTGAAACACCACTCTTGCATTGCCTTCGGTCATATCATTTATTTCTCTTAACATCTCGTTGTACTCCACCCAAAACTCTGCTGGGATGATAAACTTAGTATTGGTGTGTTTGCGTTTAGGTTTAATTGGTACGTCCCATTGATTAGGGATGAAAATTACACTAAATGTAATTAACATTATCACCAGTATTGCTATGTACTCCATAGGATTGTAAAGTTTGGATGATTTTGAGATAGTTGTTAAGGTTAATGTTACCACCCGTCTCTGCTCTAAAAATAGTCTGCATTGTTACATTAGCCATCTTAGATAATGTTTCACGAGATAATCCTTTCGATTCTCGTAATGCTCTTAGTTTCTCTTTAATTAAAATTTCAGTCATTGTGTGTTTATTTGTTATGACATCAAAGTTATATGATTATTTTTAAACCACAAAATATATGTGTTAAAGTTTTGTGAAAGCATTTACTTCTAAAATAAAAGGCTCGGGTAGAAACCCAAGCCGTAATTTGACCATACCGTATTTAATCACAAAAAACTATGTCTCACCATTCTGCAATGGTATATCTTCCGTGTTATCTATGCGCCTATATCCCTCGTGCCATAAGGTTTTGGTGAGGATGACACTCTTGCGTATCACCTCCTCCTCATCATCCTCAGGAGCCAATATATGGCAAATCTCGTGTATCAATATCTCCATAGCCTTCCGACCCTTGAGCCGAATATCTATCTCAATCAACTCATCAGAATGAGCCAATCCCCAAGCCTTTTGCTTACCAAGTTTGGTATATAATACTTTTATCCTCCTCATTTGGCGGTAGGTATTAGAAGATGTCGCTTTTGTTTTATTGTAGCAGCACCAAGCCTTTTCCTTGATATACTTGAACAATTCCCACACCTAAACAACTCGTAAATGTTAGCACTCGTGTTATAACATTTGCCTTGTGCCTCAAGTTCATTTGACCCACAAGAAGGGCATCTATGCTCGGTTTCATCCAATATGAATAACCCCATATTTGGGTGAGGCTTGATCCAAGGTCTAATTTGAAGGTAAGTTTCTTCTAATATGCGTACATCTTGTACGTTATAATCCTCCATCTCTTTGAGTGCCTTCCTATCCCCTTTCATACAATTATCCCACAACTCAAAAGAGGTCTCTTTTTTACGCTCCAGGTTCAATAGCTTATTGACGTAATCCAACTTATTACTGGTAAACCCAAACTGCCTACGAATATGAGTCAAAGTATCGATAATTTGATACGGAAGGGGAGGACATAAGTCATTTATGATGAATCTTGAATTAAGTCGAGGGATGTCAAACTTGACTGCGTTATGTGCTATGACAATATCAGCCTCATTTACCAACTTCCAAATCCCCTCCATTATTCTCTTGTCATCTTGGTTGGCTACCTCCTCTGGCTTTAGTTTTGCACTATACACCTTATCTTCGAATAGCCATTTGGCTGCCCACGTCAAGCAAAACCAATCACTCTTTATTTGATGCGTTCCCACGTTTTGATTCCAAATGCCCCAAACGTAAGCACTAATGGGTGCGGTCTCAATGTCGAGGATAAGGACTTTCGCACTTGTTTGAATTTTCTCCATTTTGCTTTTTGTTGTGTCGTAATTTGGAGCAACTTGGTATGTTCTATTCTTTAGCTTTTTTCTATCTCCATCACCAGACAATCCACGATAGTAGTTAATTAGTTTTCTCGCATTCTCAACGTGATCAAATAATTCTTTATTTTCTTCGTAAATCTTCTTAGCAAGAGTCAACCCTTTCATTGTTGGGTATAACGCCAAATACTCCTTAACTATGTCGCTTTTTTTCATCTACGTTTGATGATATAAATCACACCACAAATAAGTATTATCCACGCCCAAGTTAGCAATGCCCCTTTCCTCCACCATTTAAGCATCTTATCATTTGCCTCAATGTTCTTCTTTGCAGCTTCATAAACTTTTTTGTACCTATCCGTATATATCTGCTTTGATACTATAATGATACTATCCTTGCAAGGCTCTAATACCTTCTTTATGCGCACTCTATCTATGTAATGCGTATCAGCAAACCAAGTGTAGAATGAGTCGGTAATCCGTTCAACTATCAAGGAATCCTTGACAATTAGTGTTGTATCGTGGACATCATTGGTAATAAAAACCTTCTCAATCTCTTGAGGGTTTTTCTCTAAATACCTTTCAATCCGTTTAGTAGTTACGCAAGACGTAAGTAAAATTAAGGATATTGCAATAAGGATTCTCATTGGAATAAATTATTTTTATATATTATATTATAACCCTTAGCCGTTTTTTGTGTGCCTCCAAGAACGTGTCTAACATTACTATGTGATGATCCTATAAATTTAGCTACCTCTTTACTTGATTTAAATTCAGCTAATACCACTCCATCTTTCATTACAACTTTTATACCTTTGTTTGATTTGTAATGTGAGCAATCTCTGTTTTTAGCTTTTTCAGATATAATTTTTTTTGTCTCCAATGTATGTGTTTTGCCGTAAAAATAATTTTTTTCTCCAGCAAATCTACCTTTCATCAATTTAGAATAAAATAATCTATGTTCAGCACTAAATTCCCTTTGCTTTTTTTTATGCTTCCAAAAATCGTTTCCTTTATTTGTTTCAGAAAATGCTAACCTTGCTTCTTCATAGCCTCTTGATGATACAATTCTATTTTGATTTTTATTGTTCGACATCATTTTATGAAATGCCAATGCACTTTGTCTATCTTTTTTTATTCTCCAAAATAGCCAATGTGCCAAAAAATGCTCTCTTGCAGTAAGGTAAACTATATTTGAATTATATAAACCTTGAGAACTTGTACCAGTACCACCAAGATATTTTGGTATTATATGATGACCTTCATAATATAGACCATTTTTTCTTTCAATATGCCTTTGTTTTTTAAGCAAAAGTCTTGAAGCCATTAAATTATCGTAGTGTTTTTGGTAGTTCATATTATGATAAAAAACTTATAAATACATTAGTCTTGCTTATTCTATCGCTAATTCCATTGTACGCGCCATTGACAACTCTTGTTACTTTGCGAATCGTAGCAAGGTCTACACCCTCATCGCAAATTGCCCATAGTCCTCTCTTTTCAAAGAACCAAGCGGCTGATGTGAGTGGGTATTTTGTTGCAATAAGGTCGGGGTTTATCATTATGTTGGCATCACCAATATGATCGGAAAATGCTTGGAAATTAATCCGACCAGTCAGTTGCAAAAAACCTGCTCCCCTAAACATCCAACCATCATTGCTCTTTAGCTTATTGCCCATACGACCATTATAGACCATATTGGCAATGGCTTGTGGTCGCCTTGCGTATAGTGGAGCAGTATTTTTATCGAAGTATTTTGGAAAGACTTTGAGCAGCCCTTCGGTAGAGTAGTTGAGGTTCTCTCTTGTATAGCGAAAGTTACCACTCTCGTGAGCAACTTGAGCAAGGAAGTGAGTAAGCCTAAACGAGTTGGTGATGCCAAATTGCTTCATCACATCACCTAACTCATTAAGGACTTGTATGGGGATTTTATTGTGCAGTTTGTTCAGCATCTTTCTGCATTGCCTCAGCGATTTTCTGATTTGTTTCTGCTAATTGTTTTTGGATGTACTCCATTTGAGCGAGTAGATCGTAGGCTTGAGCCTTTAGTTCTTTAATGTCCATAGTTTTAAATTTATTGTAAAGTTATATAAAATTCTTAGATAATTACCAAATTTAACTTACCAGCTATGTAAACATAGGCTTGTTCGTTAGAATTATCCCAATCAATGTAGTCTTGACCATCCATAGCCACGTTCCCTACCGATAGAACTGCACCACCACTTGATGCACCTTCTTCGTCTACTACTACCGCTTCCTTTAGTTCATAGTAGAACGTAGCACTTGTCGCCAAGTCATCATAAATAATCCTTGCATCAAGTTCCGATGCTTGTTTGCTTTGTCCGTTTGCCCAGATACTAACTGGTTGAATGTTTACTCCCATTTTGTTTTGTTTTTTTGTTTATTAAGCTAATATACCTTGATTACGCAAGGCTTTTACGATTTGTCTAAGTGTGTAACCATCAAAGGTTGTATCATCAAGAACCGAGTTACCACCTCCTAATGATATGATAGAGTTACCTACCGCAGTTGTTTCTTGATATAGTTTTATCACCGCACCATTCTCCGTTCTAAAGTGTGGAGCAGCGTTACCAGCAGTTACGTCAGCCGAGTATTGCACATAAGAATCAGTTACAGATGAAGAAGGATTTGTTGCAGTTGTATGTGAGAACCATCCAGAACTTGATAATCTTATTCTTTCAGTATCACTTGAGCATAGTAAAAAGTCGTGAGCAGATTGTGTACCTATTGCAATGTTGTTTCCAAGAGTTGCAGTGCTTAGGACACTTGTACCGCCACTTACTGCTCTAATCACATTCACATCCGTACCAGCAAGGTTACGCATCTTGAACGAGTTAGCACCACTAATGAGCATATTCCCAGCAACGTGTAAAGGCTCTGATGGTGTAGTAGTCAAAACCCCCACCCTATTATTTGTCGCATCAACGAACAATGTGTTGGTGTCAACTGCTAAATCCCCCGTTATCCTCGCAGTGCCGACTACATCTAATAAATTAGTTCCCTCAACAGTTGTTCCTAACAATAATCTTCCAGCAGCGGTGAGTGTCATTGGTCTTGTAAAAGTAATATTATTACCAGCCGTTCCACTTGCAGCAGTTTGAAATCTATGCTCACCATTTTGTTGTAAATATGTTGTAGCAAAACCATTAACTTGATACACAAAAGCACCACCATTATAAAAAGAGTTGCTCATTAAAAACATTCCTTCAGTTGTTGCTGCATAACCACTAATAGATGCAGTTAACCCAACTTGTAAACCTTTTAATATTGCCCACGCACTCGGAGTCACACCCAGACCGAGATTGCCAGAGGAGTCAAGTGTCATTTTAGTTGAGTAGCTACTTGCTGGTGTTTGGAATAACATTGCACCATTATCACTACCTAAGTATGTGAATGAACCACTTGAATCACTCATACCTAAATAACAAGCAGAAGCACTTGAATTGATTGCAAGAGCAGTAGATGAACTTGTGCTAATCGTTGTCGCACCTAATGTTGTCGCACCCGTTATCTTCGCAGTGCCAGTGACTTGTAGCTTCTCGCCCGAATCGGAACTAAATGTGCCGATGTGAAAATTACGATTTGTTGCGGTTATCCTTGCTGCCTCTGTTCCAGTTGTTTGAAATCTTATTACATTAACACCGGTAAATGTGGCTATGTCAAAAATACTACCACTTTGTGTAATAAAAGTTTGACCTGTACTATTTCTTAAATTAATTCCACTTTCGCCACCTAATGAAGTATCACCAACTACAATATAAGTTGATGAACTTCCTCTAAATCCAGCCACATAGGTTGCCGCACTATCAATGACATTGAATTTGTATGTCATTGTAGAAGTTCCCACGCCTAATGCCCCATTTACAAAATTCGCAGCAGTCCCCGCACCATACAATCCCCATCCACTATTGTTGCTCCATTCTATACTCCTCCAATCAGCCGCAGCCGTTAGGGTTGGTGCAACATAAAATCCACGAGTGATGCCGTTTGCACCGCCCGTTTGGTTGATGGTGCCACTTGCTGATAACATTATAAATGTACCAGTTCCGCTTGTTGGTGCGAATCCATGTTCTAATGATAATGTTCCACTTGTTCCACTTGTTGCAGTTCTTGTACTTGTATTAAAGCCAGCAATTATAAGACCATATCCAGCGGTATTAAATGAACCAAATAATAATTTTAAATTTAAACCACTTGCAGAAGAATTGCCAGTTGCGTCTGATGCCGCTATTACATTACTATCAGAAGTACCAATGTATGTTCCAAAATTTGTAAAGGTAAATCCATCGTTTTTAACCCTAAACATATTTGTACTTGCACTATTTTGCACCGTCAATGCCGTTGTCGCACTTGTATTCCCACTACCTTTCAATAACGTATCACCCGTTACTTGTAAGCGTTGACCGCTATCGGAAACAAATGTTCCTATGTGAACGTTACCCGTACTTGGTGTAATACGCATCCGTTCTGTATTGCTTGTTACAATAGCGAAAGCGTTTGCAGTATTTGTACCAACAGTACCTAATGCAGTAGATATTCCTAATTCTACATCTGTTGAATTTGTTGTATTAGTAAGTCTTAAAGTTTTACTTCCTGCTCTTGATATATGTAAATCAGTAGAAGGTGCAGCAGTGCCAATTCCTAATCTTATATTTGCACTATCAAAAAACAAATTATTACTCCCAGCTTGTGTAGTCGCACCCGTAAAGTAAGCGACTTGACCAGCACTACCACTACCCGTAATCCCAGCATCGCTATCGTTCACCCAGCTTGTCCCGTTGTACTTTAGCACTTGACCATTGGCAGGACTTGTTAAGACAATAGGCATTGTAAGTAAAGAGCCATCACCTCTCAATAGTTGAGTAGATGCCCCACTCGCAATGTACTTTTGGAAACGTGTGTTGGTCGTTCCGTTGCCTATGTATAAATCAAAGGTGTCGGTTGTGAATAGTGGCTCACCAGCTAATGCCGTAGGTATTGTTGCAACTAAACCCCTTTTAAATCTTAATGTATTTGCCATATATCTTGTATTATCTTATTTTAACTCTATGCGTCTTACCAGGTTCCGTAATCCCCCACACTCCACGATCTATTTGCCGACAAATCAAATGCCACATCATTTATTGTTAGTGTTCGTGCTGAAGTTACGGGTGTAAACCCTAATGCAGTCGCAATACTTTTGTTTTCCCACAATGAATTCGTTGAATTGTAGAACAACCCGTCATTGTTTGATGGAGTTTGTGCAGCTACATCGTGAATCTCGTCTAATTCATAACCGTTTTGTATACGAACCTCAATCCTACCTTGTGTTGGATGTGAACGAGTAACCACACCAATATACACCAAATGGTTCGGTGCATATTGCTTAGTAATTGTATATCCACCAGCCGTTGTTGCACTTAAATATAATTGCACACCTTCAGTAAACGCACTTGTATCTAACCCATCTAAATCACCAAACGCTACTAAATATCCGTTTGAGTTATTTGGTATGTCCGCTTGTATTAATCCAAAAGTTTGTGCAGAAGTAGCATCACTTGTCGCTAATGCTTTAGCAACAGTTGGCTTATTTCCTAATGCCCCATTTATATAAACAACCGTTCCTTTGGTTAATGTTGCACCCGTATTATTTCTAACCTCACGCACCAATGTTCCAGCTTGTCCAGTTATTGGAAATGCAACTAATGACCCATCACCAGCAATATATTGCGTAGTATCACCCGTTGCAGTAACCGCTAATGTTCCAGAACTTGTTACAGGAGAATTTGCAACACTAAAAGCACTTGGCATTGTTAATGCAACAGAGGTAACTGTTCCTACACTCCAAGTCCTATCAGCACTTAAATCATAAGCAGTACCATTTATAGTTAAAGTTCTTGTTGTAGGAACTCCACCCAAACCACTCAAAGAATAGTTAGGGATGTTTAGAGTACCACCACTATATGTTGACGCACCACTTGTTCCACTTGTTGTAAGAGTGATTGCGTTTTGCGCTCTTGTGTTTGTGAAATAAAGGTTAGTTCCCTCTGCTACATCTGAAGTAGTTAAAACAACCGCACCAGTATATCCGTTTACAGAACTAACCAAATCAGTATTATCTACTTTCTGCCAAGTAGAGCCATTAAATATTATCCAATCACCGACTTTCCAATCGCTAATGCCATCAATCGTTGTAGAACCAGCAACACTTACAACATAATAGTCGCCTTTGTTACCAGTACTTGATGTAATCGTAGGAGTATTAGTAGATGCGTTCCAAGTACCTTCGTACATAACCCCACCTACTAAAGCAGTTATTTGATTTTGTACTTTACCAAAGGCTTGAACGATAGTATCAGTTGATACTATATTTCCTCCACCACTTGTATTTAAGCCAGTTAGCACCTTACCTATTACCGCACTATTTGTAAGCGTTACCGCTACTGCACCCGTTCCACTTGCAGTTGCTTCACCAGTCAATGATGTGATTGTTCCTACACTCCACGATCTATCAGCCGAAAGGTCATAACTTGTACCATTTATAGTTAACTGCCTACTCGTTGGCACACCTCCCACATCACTTGCCGTAACTACACTCCATTGCGGTGCAGCACTACTTGTCCCATCACCCGTTTGGCTAAGGAACATCTTAGTAGTCGTGGTGTTGCCACTTCGTCTTAATGGCGCACCAGCAGCATTGCCGTAAATCATATCACCTAAAGAGGTCATAGGATTACTAAGGTAGTCAGGTGTGAACCACTCGTACCCAGTCCCCGCACTATTGACCCTTAGCATTTGATTAGCCGTTGTAGATGCAATACCCGTAAATGCACTTGTGCCATTGCCAAATAACACACCAGTTAATGTTACCGCACCCGTGCCACCTCTATCTACTCCTAATGTGCCACTTGTGATTTTACTTGCACTTAGGTTAGGTATATCATCACTCACTAATGCCCTAAATGTTGGCACACTCTCCGCACCGCTTGTTGGCCCACACCATACCGTGTTGGCTAACTGATTGACTAACCCAACTTGCAATGTACCACTTGATGTGATTGGTGAGCCAAGGATTGTAAATACACCGCTTGGCACTGTCATTGCCACAGAGGTGACCGTACCACTACCTGGACCAGCAGTCGGTGGCTCTTGATTAAAATTTCTTCCTACCTCTTTTACAAATCTTGACATATATTACCAGGTACCAAAATTAATTGATGAAGTCTTTGTCCATAATCCCGTACTTGCAACGTATTGCAATACATCACCATCACTTGCATTTAAAGCACTCACATCCTCCAACTGAACTAACCTATTTATATATGATCCACCACTAACACTATCACCAATATTAATATAGATAGGTGCTGGTGCAGTTACTTTTACATACACATTACTTGTAGATGTAGTAACCTTAATGATAGGCTGAGTGATATTATAATTTATCTTTATATACATCTTATGATGTTATTTGAGATTGGACTTGAATATAACCTTGCATCCAAGTATAAGTACCACCAGCAGTGGTAACTTGCAAATCATAAATAAATTCGCCTTGTGGATATGCAGCGGTGGTAACACTTGATAAAGTTACTGTCCTTTGGTTAGTCGCACCAACCACAAAGTCTGCATTAGTCCAAGTAAACTGAGTGACACCAGCACTATTTTTAGCCATTAGCTTAAAGGTATCACTTGCAACATTTATTGCAGTGGTCTCGCACTCATCCTCCCAAAATGACAAAGGAAGAACGTATGTATCTCCTTGTCTAATCGGCATTAAATTAAATTCTGGTATCATAATCTATCTGCTTTATCTTTTAATTCCAATTTTATGTCTTGCAAAGCGTCAAAAATCTTCCCCAATTTCTCACCAATCTCATCCTCTTTTTTCTCAAGGGTGCGGACACGAAGATCAAGTTCTCTCAACTTAATCTTCATATCCGTAAACATCTTTGACAATGCCATTGCAAATGCAATAGTCTGAATAATTATCGTCACAATCACCCCTTGCTCCATCTCTTACTTTTTAGCGTCACTTGCAAAAATGCCCACTAAAAGCATTCCAAGACCAGCTAAGACCATCTTCCAATCATTAGCCATTGCGCCTTCCCAAATCATAGGTAGTCCAGCTACCGCACCAAAAAGGCTTGTCTTTACATTTTCCATCATTTGTTTCATAATTATTAAATTTATATTGCTATATATGCCGCCACGACACTTGTGCCATTAAGCGATGAACCTAAATTAATTACGGGACCAGCACTAACAGTATAATTATAATACCATTTGCCTCCATATCCAACCGCCACAAGTTTATGAGTAGTAGTGCTACGAGCAGTTATTGTACCACTCGCAACGGTGTAAGTGTCAACAACAGTTAATTCTGTAAAATTTCCACTTACTTGTAGTGTAAAGTTATAAGTAGGTGTTCCTGAGTAGCTTGATTCAAGTGACAAGCTCTGAAGTATACAAGAAAATTTATACAATTTATAATTATTTTGTGGATCTATCAAATCTAAATATCCAATATACGATGTATCGGTAGCCTCAATGAAGCTATCAAAAAAGGTAATTGGTTGCATATTTGATTGGACAATTTTGACAAGACCAGACCCACTAATGGTAGCAGTTTGCCTACCATTTATATATTCCCTATAATTTGTATTTGTTTTTGGTGCAAGTTCAATCAAATCCTTTGTTATTGATATACTTGAACTACTTGCACAAGCAAATGGATATACGTTACCACTACCATCAGTAATGGCTAAAACAAGACCTTCCGTTTTTACTATATCTGCCATTATTTATATATATAATCTTTTAAATATGTTGGATAGTCTGTCTCATTCTCAAAATCTCTATCTTGATCATAAATCTCTTGTAGTGTAGCACTCCAAGTAGAATTAGCAAAATCTATCTCTTTAAGATTTGATATAACATAAGTTTTATTAGGGTCATCGTCTACAAATTTAATTGTATTAATTAATCCAATAACCTTATCACTTCCGCCATCATCCCATTTCAAACCAAAGAAATTAGCATCTATTTTATTTCTAAAAAACCTATTTTGCTCCCATTGAGCAATTAGATTCTGTTTTTTAAAGCTAAACTCTTCTGTATTATATCTATATCTATACCAAGTTGGGTCAGTAAGCTCACCAGCACTATCATACAATGAACCCATAAATTTAGGGTTAGGCATATCTGCCAAATAGATAGTATCATAGAAGTTAGCTCTTATATCCTCAGGCTTGGTAAATCTATCTAAATCACCAGCAATGTTTAAAGTAGTCAACCCATTTAAGGATGCTTGTAACCTTAGTTGCAACTGTGAGAAGTTGTTACTATAACTTGCATTAACTGAATTATGCAATAATATTCTTACTATACCATTAGCTGGTATAGGCTTAGATAATGCACTTATTTCATAATATCCGTTTTCGTTTGTTGCAGTTTCGGGAGGTGTAAACTTTATATAAGGGATATTTGTAGGCGCCCAAGAATCCCAAGTTGATGGTGCAATCTTCCAAACACCATTGCTTTCCATACCAGCTCTAAACTGAGGTGATGCATCTGCCTTAAATAATACTTGAGCTACATTAAATGTTGGTGTTGGAGCAATTAAAATACCAGTCTCATTCCATCTCCATAAAAATGATATGTCTAATACATCACCTTTAGTAACTTTAATGTCGCAACTTTGCAACCAGTCAGCACCAGATGTCGTACCAGTTGTCTCATAAGGTAAATAAGCAAAGCTATCTATAACATTACCAAAAGCATCTAATTTATCTTTTCTATAATATGATGCAGTTATGGGTGTTGGACTTTCTCTCAATCCTTTATATGCATTCCAATCAAGTATGCTATATGTTTTAGTTGTTGATGTACTTGATAATAAAGAACCTCTTTTAAAATTCTCATTACAAAGTAACTCAGATGGGTAGTCATAATTTATATTAATCTGATCTACCTTTGTAGGTCTTTTTATAAACCTCAACATTGTAGGAGCAATAGGTTTCACAGACTCATTTACACCAACATTTATATCAAATCTTTTTGTATAAATATCCCAAGGTACTGGGAATTGCAAGAATTTATATTGGAATAGTCTTAAATTATCTGTGTCTGGTATATAATATTCTTCAATTCTAACTATGTACCAAGCGTTATTATATTGAAATAATGTTTGTGAAAAAGCCCTATTAATTCTTTCAAGAACACTATATTCATCTAAATACTCTCCATCACCTATTGAGAATGTTCTTGGGTCAACGTAAACTTGGTCAAGTGATGGGTAAGTATCATCCATATAAGTATTAAATAAATTATTTAATATCCATAATGTTTGATATTTAGCACTACCTACTTGTACTAAGTCCTTAACACAATATCGAATATAATTAGTAATATATTCGATAGATGATATTTCTAAACCATCATCATCAGTCAATGGTATAGTTTTTAAAGAACCTAAGTTTTCACTTGCTCTTAATGTTATAATATGCTTAGTATCTTCCCAAAATTCTTGAAACTCATCTTGTAATAAATACCCACTCCAATAAACATTTGGACCAAGCTCGCCACCATAATAAAATTTTACTAAACAGTAAACATCATTATTTCCTAAAAAGTCATCTATTGATACAGTTGTCTCAGATATAAAATTTATTTCTGCTTGTTGTGGTCTTAATGGTTTATATATATCTTCATCTGTATTAAACTCCCTAAGTATAAATGGTCTACTCGCTGGATTTAATTGTATAATATCACCAGAATAGCCATCAAAAGACATTTGCACTTTGCAAAAATCTCCTTCTTTGCTATAAAATTTAATCTCATATTTAGTATTATACGCCATTAACCTATTCTATTGATTTCTTGATTACCTCTATTCAATACCCCAACTAATTCAGTGCCTCTAATTACAAAATTAACTGTACCACCTGGATTTGTAAAAGGGGATGGTCTTATATTATCAAACCTTGACCTTTGCCTTAAAGATGGCAAAAGACCACCAATATTTGATAAAAATGAACCACCTTGACTAAAAGCACCAGCTATTGGTCCTCCAGCTAATCCAGCCAATATTTCAATAATTTTAGTTGCAGCTATTTGTGCAACAAGTCTTTTTAGATTTGATAATACTATTTTACCAAATTCAGCAAATGATATTCTTCCAGTATTCAAAAACTTTTCAAATGCGCTTGACAATGGATTAAAAAATACATTATCTATTGTTTCTTTAGCTAAAGCAAATGATGCAAGTATTTGTTGTTGGTCAATAAATTGTTGATTAATATTTATTTTTGGAATCGTTTGCAATTCCTTAGTAATCAACAATCTTCCTTCTCTATTTGCTTTTACTAAATCTTGTACTGATTTTACATTTAATCTTGTTGCACCTTCTACGAATCTACTAAAATTTTGTTCGCTATCTATTACTGGCTGATTCTCAAATGATTTTCTACTTTGTTCTGCCCACTTTTTATTTAAATCAATGCTATTTTGTAATTCTTTCTGCTCTGTTTTTAAATTATCAGCCTTTAACTTTAATTGATAATTTACTCCAGCAATACCATTAGTAATTGGTGCTAACTGATTTAGATAAGTTTCTTGTTCAGTCTCTAAATTTTTAATTTCATCTTGTACTCCTTTTAGAGAACTTCGAGTATTATCTAATTGTAATTTATATGTATTTATACCTTGTTCAGCTACTTTAGCCGCTGCCGGTTGATCACGTAGTGATTTATTGTATTTATCTAACTCAACTTTTTCTTGTGCTAATAATTTAGTCTCTTCTAATCTCTTTTCCGCTAATGTGGTTGCAGCCTTGTTTAATGCACTTGTGATTCCAGCTTCAGTAATCTTTAATCTTGTTCTTTCTTTTAAAGATTCATTATTTGCATTAAGCAATGCTATACCATCAGCAGTTAATGCATTTTCTTGACTTAAACCAGAAAGCACTTCTGGTTGTACTGTTAATAATTCATTATATGCCGCAAGTCTTTGATTTTGCGGTAATTTTAAATTATTTAAAGTAGATATTAATGCTTGTGCTTTTCCATTTTCAACTGTTAAATTACCGGTTGTAGATGCTATTGCCTCATTTAATGCTTTCTGTGATTCAGTTAATAATTTATTCCTACCAGTTATAGCATCTATTGCCTCTCCAAAGCTGCCATACTTTTGAATTAAAAATGTAACGGCCGCCGTAACAACACTAAATCCTAAGAATATACCAGCTGGACCTTTTAATGATTGCCCTAATTGACCTAATGCACCACTTACACCACCACTTGTTTTAGTTAATTCACCAAATGATGAAATAACACCTGGTAAGTTATTTTGAATACCAATAAAACCAAATGGCAAATCTTGTGCAACAAGTGAAAGACTCGTTAATGCAATTCTTGCTCCTTTAGATGAATCTTGTACTTTTACAAATGCAGCTTGTGATGATTTACCAATTTTAGATATTGATTGACCTAAATTATCAATATTATTTTTTTGAGCAGTAAGTCTTTCTATTTCTTTTGTTAATCTTGCAATTTCTACTGCACTTGTTTTGGCATCAAGATTTATTTTTCTTTTACTAAGTTCTGCTATTCTTTTATCTAATCCAGCTATTGAATTTGCTGGAGCTTCAAATACTTCTGCAATAGCTTTGCCTAAAGAATTTATTTCATTCTTTTTAGCAATTAATTTTTCAATTTGTTGTGTAAGATTTGCTATTTCTTGACTGCTTGTATTTGCGTCAAGTGCAATTTTTCTTTTATTTAATTCATCTATTTTTCGAGTTATTCCAGCAATAGAATTTTCTGGAAACTCAAATGCTTTTGAAAAGTCTTTTACATCAGTATTTAAAGTCTTTAATGTTCTTTGTAATCCATTTAATTGTTCCTTTTGTTCGTTAGTAACAAAATTAAATGAAGTAGATGCTATCGTATTTGATAGCTCTTTGAACGCAGCCTTTACATCGTTAATAGATCTATTGAACTGACTCGCATCAGCTCCTATTGGTAATATTAATGCTCCGATGTTTTCTGCCATTTTGTTAATCTATTAAAGACTTCTCTATACTCTTCATCAGAAGGCTTTTTAATCTCATCTCCTGGTAATTCCCACAATGCCTCTGGTGTCTTTGGTGCAGTCTTAGGGTCTCCCATTAGACGCACCATTGTAAACATCAATAGTCTTGTCTGCTTATAGTTGTCCACCTTCTTCTCGTTATAGCCTCTCAGCATAAGAGAAAAATGTCGTGGACTAATATCAAAAAAATCACGAGGGAGAATCTGTAACTCACCAAATGCGTAAGCCTCTATTTCCTCCCACGTGAACTCTTTTTTTTTGCTTCAGGTTCTACTTGTTCGGTTTGAGCAACATTGCTTTTAATCATATCGCTTTCGCCCCAAACTTTTATAATGCCTTTGAGTTCTTCTAAAAACTCATTCTTCATTATATTAGTCTCAACGTAGTCTACTAAGTTTTCAAATGTCATTTCAGGCAAAACACCTTTTACAAGGCAGTTATTATAATAGCCACTATAAACCAAGTGTGCTACTCCAATCTCATTTAGTTCGCCATTTTCAAAAGAGATGCCATCTTTAAACTTATCAGATAAATATCTGAACGAAGCCATCCCAAATTTAAGTCCGACCTTTTGGTCGTTAATAGTAATAGTAGTATAGTTCATAAGTTAGATTAAGCTACAACATCCAAAGCACCAGTTGATTGGATTGTTCCAGAGAAGTTTATAAACTCAGTAGTTGATTGATTCAAAGTAAGGTCAGTGATATAACCACTAAATGCGTGATAATACGCTGCACCAGCAGATGAACCACTAACAACCGGATTTTGAACTCTTACTGCAACAATAGTTTTATTAACCATTGCAGACAATAAATCTTCATAAGATACTTGAGCAATAGTTGGTGCAGTTTCGCAAATTGCATCAAAATCAAGATTCATTTGAGGCTCTGAAGGAGAAGTCAATACTCCACAGTTTGTTTGCTCAACTGTTGCATCCATTGTGGTGTTAACTGAAGATGTACGCAAACATACAAGATTTTTATAAGATGTACCACCAGCTACATCAATCTCAATGTTTTGTAAACTACCTAATACTTGTGCCATTGTTTTCTATTTTTGATTTACTAAATTATTTATTGTTATAATTTTTCTTGCCACATAATTATCGCCATCTTGTAATGGCAAATATCTTGAACCTGATCTGCCAATAGGGAAAACCTCAAAATTAGCATCATCAAATCCATCTACCTGAGTGTCAGGTATAAGTATATTTAAAATTTGTGATGCAATACTATCAACCACTCCTAAATCATTTACTCTATACTGCTCACTAAAAATATCAACCACTACTTCTACGTCATTCCCAAATGAATGGTTAGTGTTATCACTTGTCTCAGTTATATTACCTATCACTACGTAGTTTTGTGGTGTAGTATCAAATGGAGTCTGTCCGTACACTGGAACATCTTTGCCATTATAAGACAAATTGCCATTTAAGGCATTGACATAAATCACTCTCACATTATTACTACAATCAAGCATTTTTGCTTAGTATTGATTTTATTTTATTCTTTAACTTTGGTATATTTTTATTAACAGTTGGATAAAAAAATGGATTTGCTTTCACTCCCTTGTTTTCTCTTCTTGTCCAAAATTTTTCTCCAATATCTTGCCAAAATTGGTCATAGTTTTTTATTATAGTTGCATCTCCAGTTCCAAACTCAACATAAGCTGCATAAGGTGCTTCAGCTCTTAATTCATAAGATAGCTTTCCTACTTCTTTCCAATTTATTGAACTTTTCAGTTCTCCAGTATCTACTGGAGCAGCAGCAGTTGCCTCTTGCTCCATTTTAACCATAGTATCTTTAAATGCGTTTTCAATCTTATCAAGTCTTTCAATAAATGCTTTCTCTATGCTATTCATAGATTTATTAAAAGCACTCATATCAACTTTAGCCTTTGCCACTATATAACTACTTTTTTATATTGATGATAGTTAAGACCATCCCAGAAAGGATATTGTGAAATAATCCCTTTAGGATCAGCGTTCATCTTTTTACCTCTGTTCTCGTACATCCAAGCCACAAGGGTTAGTATGTCGTTCTCCAAATCTGCTGGTATGCTACCATACCCAGCCTGGTATGTAATCTCATAAGTGCCACCCATATAGAACCACAACTTATTACCTATCTTCTCGTAGTCCTCATTTATATCTAAAGTGTCCCACATATTTATCCCACTCTTGTATCTAACCAAGTCAATACATCCAAGTGGTCCATAAGGCAAATCTACCATCCAAACCGCCGGTACTTCACCAGTTAGTTCTACGTAACTCTTAATTGTCTTGTTAACAAGTGATAAGCCAGTTAGTTTCTCTAAATGCTTTCTTGAGCTTGTGATAAGCTCGTCAATCAAAGTATCGTCAGTATTATAGGTAATTCTCATCCAATCTTTGGCTTGTGTGCGGCTCACTGGCTCTACATTTGCATCAGCGGTGACTATGATACTATCTATATAAATCGCCATACTTATCCGTTGTATTTATTAACTTCTTCTCTGAGCCACTGCTCAAACTCATCAAGTGCTTTTCTTGGGTCGTGTTCTCTTCCTCTTCCTTTTGCTTTTTTAGATGCTGCTGCGTAGGCTTTGGCATCGTCAAGTTTCGTAATTTCTTTAACCCAGCTTTCAATATCATTTCTATCCTTTATAAATATACCAGCCTTGGCACAATTTTCTTTCAGTCCTTCTGCCTCTGTACTAATCACTGGAATCCCACAACACATCGCCTCAGTAGCAGTTATACCCCAACTCTCATATTTGCTTGGCATAAGAAGTATGCGAGTCTTTTGATAAACCAAAAGTATATTAGTTGTTTTGTCAATATAAGTTATATTAGGCAAGTCTTTAATAATTTGTTCGTCATAAGACCCTTTTACACCTAAGAACTTCTTGTGAGGCATAGCCTTCGCAATCTGATAAAATATCTCACCGCCTTTGTTTTCATTAAGATTAATAAGCGTAATGTATTCATTATCAGCACTATCAACCCCTAATTCAAAATCACGATAGTCAGTAGGTGGTGTGAGTATAAAGTTACTCCATTTGTAACCCAATTTTTGTTTTGCCCATAAAGAGTTATACACTATATGTTGAGAACTCATAGCATTTACAATCTCTGGGTAAGTATGTGTATTATGGATTAAATGAAATAATGGCTTTTTGTATAGTCCAGCAGCACCTATTGTCCATCTTGTATAGTCTAAATGTGTAAAAACACAATGACTCCATCTAAATAAATTCTCTATAACATTAGCGTTTGGAGGAAATACATCCACACCATCGTAAGTATATGTAGTAGTAATTTTATAGTGGTTTGCTTGATGCAGCAATACTCTTACGTGATGCCCTTTACTCTGTAAATTTTTTACTATTCTATGAGACATCATCTCAGCACCGCAAAGATGCTGAGGAGGATATAAGTGTATGCTAAAAAGTATATTCATAGATAATGTCAGCTTCTAAGTTTATTATATTAGTTGGGTTAGTTTTTTTCTCGAAATATTCTAAAAATTCACTACTAACGTAATGAGTCTCAAATTTTAATTGTTTTATTTTGTATTTGTCAATATCAATGCTATCAACAATTACTTGGTCATAACCCTCACAATCCACTTGCACATAATCCACTTCATCAAAGCCATACTTCTCACACAACATATTAAATGTTACCGATTTAGCTTCGTGGTAACTTAACTCATCTATCTTAGCCAAATACCTATTAAGAGGAGTGCCAAATTTAACTACACTACTACACCCACCTAAATAATCCTCAGCATCAGGCAAATATGCCATTACAATGTCCTCTATCCTATCACTAACAACCGAGTTCTCAAGGAATACTTTACAACTCAATTTCTCTACGTTTTCTTGCAGTTTCTTAAACTGATGTGGGATTGGCTCCACAAATAATGCAACATCATCTTTTATTAGCTTGTCAAATATATTGTCAAAGCTAACTCCATCCATTGCCCCTATGATAATATAGTTCATAAGTTAAAATAAGGGGAGAGAAAACTCCCTCCCCTATATTTATAAACCTTAGATAGCACCATAGATAGCAGCTGAAGGCTGGAACTGCAATAGTTCGCAACGAGCTTCTGCTCTGAAAGTGATAAGGTTCTTGATGAAATCATCTTGATCGAACTCGGTAGAACGAACTGCAAGACCGCTTTGCTGAGCAATAGCGAACTTAGTAGTGTCCATAACGTAGATCTTAGAAGCAGTAACCAAAGAGTGAGGTATAACTGGTACACCTACGATTCTTACGTTACCATTGTTGTCGATAACCATTCCACCAGGAAGTGAATAGTCACTTGGCTTGGTTTTCAACAATGATGCCCAACCAGCGTGAGTGGTCAAAGCAAGGTTTGGAGTCCAGTTCAATGCACCAAGTTGTGCAACGTAGTCGATGAACTTCTCAGCGGTGTTAGCACCAGAAGAAGAACCAGCAGTTGCAGAAGATGCGATAGCGTTAAGATAATAAGTATCTTCAGCCTTTTGGAAATCTTCAATCAATGACTGCTGAAGGTATGCTTGTAAGAATGGCAAATCATCAATCATTTGACGAGATACCTTAGCATAACCAGCTATGAAAGACAACGCAGTGTTTACAACTGTTACATCGTAATCAACTTGCGGCTTTGCAGAACCTTCAGTTTGCTTACCGAATGAACCTTCACCTACCGGAGTGTTACCTCTTGGGAAAGATACTGAACCAGTTGATACTGGGATGATGTTAAACACACTTCTAAGGTGTGGGTTAACGAAGCTACGAAGAGCTGGGTTGTCAACATAAGATGTGTAAACAGAACCAGTCAAGTTGTTACCGATGGTCATTACACCAACTGCTTTCAAATCGATGTCAGCAGAGAAACCTTTACCATTGCTACGTGCAGCAGCTTTGATTTCGTTCCAGCCTTTTTCGATTGCAGAACCAATCTCAGCCTTGATGTTGTTTACGTGTTCAGCGTATGAAGTTGCAACTTTCTTCTCAGCGTTTGCGCTCAACTTACCAAAAGCAGCCTTAGCTTCTTTTACTTCGTTGATTGCTTCAGCAAGAGATTTGTTAGACTTCTCCATTTGCTCGTTGATTTGCTCTACCTTAGAGTCAAATGCCTTTGCAGCCTTCTCGGTTACACTTGCAACCTCAGCTTTTTGTTCTGCCAATTTTGATTCGAGGGCAGATTCGAATGCTTTTAAATCGCTCATTTTTTAGATTTTATTAATTATTGATATAAATGAACCCACTGGCAATTCAGCTTCTTTTTGCTGCGGCTCTGTCGCAATGACTGGAGCAGTGCTACTCATCATCTCTATTGCTTGTGCGAGTTGTTTTACTTTTATTAAGCATAGGTCGATTGTCTCATCAGTGACATCACTATCACGAATAAACTTCTCAAATGCTTTGATTTGATCCTTAACCTGTTCTACGTTACCCATATTTTTTAATCCTAATAATGGTGTATTCTCATTTGCACCCCAAGCTGTTAAACTTGAGCCTTCAAATAACATTACTTCGTGTATCTCATTAGCAGTTGACCCTTTTTGCTCTCTCAGTGTTTTAAAACCAATGCTATGCTCTGCAATCAGTCCACTCTCTACCATCTTGATAAAGTCCTTACCAAGTTGGTGAGTGCCTATTTTTGACTCGTAATAGAGTCCATAACTATCTTCTTTAATTACGATAGGCTTTCCCAATGGCTTAGACGGGTCGTGGTTTAGTAAGTGCTTAATCCTACCCTTTGCCTCTGGTCCCCAATCTTGAATTGACCTTTTAAATGCTCCAGGCATAATGATGTCACCATCACTATCTACCATACCAAAGGCAGAGAAGTAACCACTTACTACCCCACTTTTCGCATCAACATCTTTTACTTCTAACCCAAAAGATTTGTAATTGTAAATCATATTTTTATTCGTTGTATTATCGTTTTTAATTGTCTCTTCCTTCTGTCCCTCCTCTGCCAAATAAGCCCTATAAGCCGATTCGGCATTGTCCCTTGAAGTGTAAATACATTCACCATTTTCACCTATTTTATATTTTCCGTTACTTTCGCAATAATATACTGGCATATCATTTCATTATTAGTTGTCCGTTTGCATCACGCTTCGGAATAAATCCTACTGCGCATCTGCAATTAATTGTAAATCCTTTTGGTGCCGTTGGGTCGCCAGGTGCATCCACCACAATAGGTCTCCCAACTTTATCCGCACTTATGAATGGCTCGTTGTATGCTACAATCTGCCCATCCATATTCCAATGGTCAAAGAAGTCTTTAGGTATGCGCCTTGTTCTCGCATCTCTTGTGCTTATCCAAATCTTATCAACTTGG